TTTTTTTTGCTGGCTGCCGGTTTTAATAAACTTATTACCTGCTTCATCTATTCCTTCTGTATCTGCAAAAGAATTGCTTAAAATAACATTGTTGATATAATCAAAACCTTTAGTAAAATCTTGAGCTCTCATTTTTTGATTGGCTATACTTTTAACCAATAGCCTCTGTTTCATCTCTTCATTTTTATATTGGCTGTCATAAACTCTTCTTGCAAAAGGACTCGATAAACCTCTGGATGTATCGTTATAAACATTGACCTTAAAATTTTCCCACTTCTTTTCGTAGTTTTCCCAATCGTTACTGTTTTGCATATCAAGGGTAAACTGATTGAATGCCTCCATATCTTTTAAAGCTGCATCCTGCACCTCCATTTGAGCCTTTAACTGTAATTCCTTATCTGCTGCATTTAAAACAGATTCCACTGCTCCAGACGCTGCCTGAAATGCATCAAAAATTCCACGTTTACCCATAACTTACGTCTCCTTAAAACATATTCATATAGGGGGCTCTATATTTTCTCTTGTAATCTGAAAAATCTCTCTTGTAATTTGCTAAAGCTGCAGCTGTGCTTCCAAAATTTCCGGCTCTGCCGCCAAAACTTCCTCCGCCCCAATTTTTAGCAAACCCGGCAATGTTTGATCCAAAATTAAAACCTGAACCAAATCCTCCGAAAAGGTCTGTTAATCCATCCAGAAATGAATAAGCAGCTCTATCATAAGCTCTCTGCATAGCTTGTTGTTTAAACTCTCCGCCTAAATTCTGCAAGTTAATACTTCCCTGTAAATCAGCTCTTCGATTTGCAATTTTTTGATTAAACAGATTAACTGCTCGGCCACCTTCAGAGTAATCATCTCTTAACTGCTTTGAATCCCTAAAAGCTTTGTTTGCTGCATCTCTCTCCTCGTCTATCCTAAACATTCCGCCCTTCAAGTTACTAAAGGCACTCATTAAGCTTATTTCCTTTTGCGTTTCTCTTTGCTTTTTCATAAGGGCTAGGTCCTGATTAAAATTTTCTTCATTTTGACTTAATAGCCCCTCGCTTGAGTTAGCTCCGGCCCTAACTCCGCTTGTGCCTAATGCTGCCTTAAAAGCACCTTGCGTATTCTGAAAATTCTGCTTTCCTCGCTGTTCCTGATGTAAAAGGCTTTCATCCTGTGCGTTGCTTTGCTTTATAGCAAGATTAAATGCACGGCCTGTTAAGGTTTCGTCAAGGTCTGCCCTCATGTCTATGCGCTCGCCTTGATGCCATATATCGTCTGCCTTTCTAAAAGCATCCTCTTGCTCTATCTTAAAAACAGACTTTGCATAATTTATTTCTCTTTCGGCGGCCGCTCTTTGCTCTGCAATTTGAGCTTCCCGCATACGTCTTTCTTCTTCCTGCCTTGCTCTTATTTCTGCTTGTTCTTGTTGTGATCTATTCCAACCTTGGAATATGTTAAAGCCTGCACCTAAAGCACCAAAGGCAAGCCCTAATCCCATCAGTAAACCCATTAAAAACCTCCTTTAAGCCAGATTTGCATTAACGGCTAAAATCTCACACCTTTCGGGCCTTTTCATTTCAAGTTTAAAAAATACATCTCTATTAAAATTCCCCTCAACAGGAACCGAAACCACCCCGCTAAAAGGCTCATCTTCATATATAGTTTGCTCCCTTGTTTCCGTCTGACTTACAAGCGGTAAATAAGAATCTAGAAATCTTATCAATAAAGCTGCAATTCGTTTTTTATTGTTATCTGCGCTGTTTATAACCGGTAAGCTTTCAACGGTTGATGTGTATTCATAACCTATATACATATCTTTTGAAAAATCCTTGTATTCATCAGGCAGTTCTTCTAATTTGAATATTTTTCGTTCTTTTGGTATAAAAACACTTGATAACTCGTATTCATCCGTTTGAGTTTCGCTTGTGTATTTACTGAAGGAGTCAAGGTAAATAGTTTTATCCTTTTCTGTCTCTGTAATTTTTTCAAGATAAAAAATACCTTTTCTTTCAACCTCAAAATAAACATCATCAAATCCTTTTAGCCCCGGAACCGTTACTATATTTTTAATCTTGCCGTTTCCTAAAACAATCTTAGTCCATGCTGCAATGCCTGTATTCTTGTCATACAACAAAACGCAAGCGCTTCCATCCTCAAGGCTTAAATATATTTTTTGTACCGGCGAATTCGTATAATCAAAATCTACGGCCTTACTTTCAATCAATAAATGAGAGGCGGCTTGTGTAAGGTCAATAGACTTATAAGTGTGCTCTTGGAAGTCATAAGCATAATCCCTTAAACTGCGGCCGCCCTGTCCTATATAAATAACCGATCGACCGATTAAAGAGCCTTGAAGATCCGCAACCCCGTACCGGCTTTGTAGTTGTACCTCTATTCTTTGTGCCGTTACTCCCTCGCTCATAACCCATTCAGAGCTTTCCGTTCCTATAATTAAGTCTTTTGAAGGTGTAATCCATTTGATTTTGTCGTTCTTGTCGCTGCCGATTTCAAAATAAAAAGCATGATTTGGGGCTGTTACATTGTTTATAATTTCAGTGTCTTTGTAATCGTCTGCCTTAGGGCTGTCTGCATTTCTCCATAAATGAATCGATAAAACGATATCCTCTTTATCGACTGTAGCAGGCTTTGATATTTTCATAGAGTCCGATGTTACCGATAAGACTTTAGTATCTTTCGGTATACCCTTATGTCCGGATACATAATAATCTGTGATATTTGTAATGTCTGTAAAATCTTTTGTAAGTTCCGTTAATACATCGCTATCCTTTGCGGCCTTTGCACTAAAGACACGTAAATCGGGATTTTTTAACTGAGTTGTTTTAGAAACAACCGTATCAAAATAAGTAAAGTTTTCGTATTCAAAAACCTTGCTTGCCCATATCTTCTGTGGCTCCCTTATCGTGCTTGCAAAAAATAACCGTCCTTGAAAAAGAGCAACACAAGAAGGGTAGTTGTCGCTTCCTTGGAACGGCAGCTTATGAGCATTGCCGGTAATGTTCAAGCTACCGAATGTAAATGCATCTCCACCCTGCCATTTAATGACATAGGGCTTATAATGCCTATGTGCCAAATAAAGACTATCGTATGTTTGAGCATATTGTATTTCAGATAAATCACTTTTTTGATAAAGCGGTAAATCGGGAGTAGGGCTAAACTCTACAGGGAAACCTGCAAGAGTAAGAAGAGTACCGTTTTTCCATATACGGATATATTCAGGCCCTATTTCAAAAATAAAGGATAAGGTGTTATTGACTATAAAAGGAATAAGGCGTGCATAACCTTTGAGCTTGCCTATTCTTTCAGTGCCTCCTCGTCTTTTAATTCCTCCGGTTTGCATAATATCAAAGTTTTCAAGACGTGAAACGCTGTTCTGATAAATAGGTAAATCGATCCTGCCATAAAGATTTTTACTTACTTCTCCGCCTGCAAAATTTGTAACCAACATATTATCCTCTTTTTAATCCGTCCACCATGAATTCCCTTTTTTCTTTCCGGCGCTTAAAGTCTTTGTATTTCTATAGGCTGCTTCTTCAATCATTGCAGCCTCCTGCAAAAGCATTTTATGTAATTCGGGTTTACCCGATAATTCTAAAGCCAATTTACTGGCAAGCCTTAATTCAAAGGCCTGATAAAACATAGCTTCATATTCGGGCGGATCATAATCGGGAAAATCATCATCAACATTTCCCGTTCCTTCCTGTAATTTCCCGTTTGTAATATAAAGTAAAACAGCTTCACTTGAATCCGTATAAAGCGTTTTCCCTTCAACGATATAATAACTTTTATCTTTTAACTCTATAATTTTCCCGCAATCTATCGGGAGCTTAAAAGCTCCTGAGTAGTCGGTGTGATTTTCCGATAAATCTTTTTCAAGTCTTGCCCTTTTCTTTCCGCTAGTCCACGGTATCATCTCAAGGCTTTCTAACATGGTAGGTAAATAAAACTTTTTAACAAGTAAAAAACTTTTTGACGCTTTATCTGTCTCATTTAATTGAGGTTCTCCAACGGCCGATAAAGCCCTGTTTGCAAGCTGTCTATCTATATTCATTTATCCCTCTTTTAAAGATGAGGCTTTAAGACATTAATCGAAAATAAAAGCCAAGTGAGGAGAAAAACTTTTTAATCTTCTCATAATGCCTTATCACCTCAAAAAGTAATCAATCTATACGGGATCAAAGAATTCTGAAGTCTCTTTGCTCGTAACCAAAATATCACCGGCCTTATAATAAGCTCCGTCAAAAGTACATGCCGTGTTGCAAACATATTCTTTTTCTTCGCCTGTAATAGCCGTATCAAGCCTTTGACTTAAGCTTGTAGGTTCCTTATCAAGTTTAGCCTTTTCTTTTTCAAGCTCTGCTCTTTCCAAAGCTAAAGCCTCTTTTTCTTTTTCAAGAGCAAGTCTTTCAGCTTCGAGTTCAGCCCTTAAAGCTGCTGTATCTCCTGTTTCGGCTCCGCCCGATGTTTCATCACTGCCGGTATCTTCTCCGTCAAAAGATTCTTTTAAAAGCTCATCAATCTGCTCATCCGTAAAATGAGGATTTGAAGCTTTTAACTCGGCCCTTACCTCGTCCTTTGTTTTCTTTTTCTTTGCCATAAACTCATCCTCCTTCTTACATTTCCGTATTTAAGATTGCGTGAATCTTGCCCTTGGTAAAAGTTCCCTGTACATCATACTTTACCCTGATGTACCTGCGTAAGCCTTTAGGAATGACAAGAGAATAAAAAGGCTCTTTTTGGCTTTCAACCAAGGCTGCCGTATTAAAGGTAGACGAGGTAAGTTTGTCATCAAAACTTGTACCGTTTGCACTATCCTGTAAGATAAACTTTAAGGAAGTACCGCCTTGAAACTTTTCCTTGATTCTAAAGTCAATGCGTTTGCCGTCTGCACTGCAAGAGTCCGTGCCAAAATCGATAGCGTTTTGGCTTTCCGCTGTAGTTGTAATTGCCTGGTCGCTAGAAAGCTCCAAGCGTTTATCCAAATAAAGATTAATCATTTTTTTCTCCTTATAAAAACTTTTTATTAAACGGGTAATCGGCATAATTACCGATTACCCGTTATCCATTAAACAAGGGCTTGTTCGGTTGAAAGGATTGCATCAACCCTTCGGCATCTTCCCGATCTGATATGCGTAATCATATCGCCCCACGGATCCTCTTTGGTAAATACGGCATTACCCTTGCTCCAAGCGCCCTTGTCGATTTTTACCAAAATATCCTGATTGCAATAAATAGAAACGCCTTGTGCCCCTTGCGGTAATCGCAGCATAGCTTCAAGAATCATTTCCACGATTTTGTCTCCCGGAACCGTGTTATCAATATTACAAATACGCTTAACGGCATCAGGATGAGCAATCGAAAGCCCGTAATGAGTGCTAAAAAACTGCACATAAGCCGGCATTACCTTGCCTTGCTCCATAGGCCAGTTTTGAAGTCCCATGTCTTCGGTTTTTATACCGCAATCCTTACGGCCTCGCGGGTAAATAAGATGAGCAAACCTGTTTCCGATTGCGCATACATAAATGGATGTACACTTATTGCCGGATCCGCCTGCGTTCATAACGTTCTTATTTGTAAGCTTATTAAGCCTTACCGCAAGGCCGTTAATTTCCGCCTCGTTTCTTCCGTGGTCGCCGTAAATAAGTTCCTCGGCCTGTGTTTGTCCCATACCCTGCAAAAAAGCATCGGCCTCGCTTGCCCTTAAAGCCTTAACATTCCCCGAATGATCTGCCAAGTCCTTATCTACAATGCTGTAATCTTCAAGCATAGTGATACGGTCTCTGATCGTGTCGGTTGTTGTAGCTCCCGGTGCAATCCCCTCATTGTACTTTCTGTGTGTACCGCTTCTTAAAGAAGTACGTACAAGAGTATTGTGTATTGTACCGTCGTTTGCCTCAATCATAGGCATGTCTTTTAAAATCTCATTCGTTTGAGCCATAAGCTCTACGATATGGAATCCGTCCTGATTGTTAGCCCTTCGCATAACCTCCAACGCTGTCATGCTGTCTGTCATAGATAAATTAGGCATTTATTTTACTCCTTATTCATTAAAAAAAGAAAAGGTACCTCCCTCCCGTGCCGACTTAATGCCGTTAGGTGTCGTTCCGTTTCCTATAACGGCTTTACTTTCACCTAATGCTTCTCCGGCATTTATCATAAGTTTTACAAAACCCGGATCATAGGCAAGCCCTGTTTCTTCTAACTGTTTCATAACTTCACCGCCTCCTAAAAGTTTTAGGCCCTTGGTGTAGCTAGCCATTTTGTTATCAAAATCCTTGCCGTATTCTTTTTGTAATAAGGCATCCGTCTCTTGTGCTTTTTTGACAATGATTTCCTTGTATTGAGCCTGCTGACTTTGTCCTATATTCAAGAAAAAATCATAAAGTTCCTTGGCTTGCTTGTCTGATAGGTTCGCCTTAAAAGCTGCCTCTGCAAATCGTTTTTCTGCTTCGTATTTCTGATCAAAAGAATACTTATCGGCGGCTTCCGGTTTCCCTAACCGTTTATAAAAAGCATCAAGCTCCTCTTGTGTTGCCTTTTCGCCCGGGATTGTGTGCATACTTCCTTGTTTTTTTTCAAGTTCGATGTAGGAATTGGCAAGGCCTGATATATCCTCGAATTTGGATAAAACCTTAACCGCTTCTTCATTTTCCTTTAATTCTTTTGAAAGCTGTGCTCCCCAAGCTTTTAAAGCATAAGTTTCTGCTTCTTTGTTAGCCTGTCCACCCTTAGCATTTTCATCCCCTTTAGTTGCAGGGTTCTGATTGCTTCCAGTTCCTGCTCCCTTAAAAGCATCTAAAACTGATGTACCGGTCGCCTGTGTTTCTCCGCTTCCGTTACCCTGTGGTGTCTGATTGCCGTTGTTCTGATCTAGTTCACCCATTCCGTTACTCCTTATTTATCAAGGTTAATCAAGGTTATCGATTAAGCTATTAGTAATATCCAATGTCTTAACGATTCCCAATCTTTCCCTTAAAAAGAATTTTGCATATTCACACAAGGCTTTTTCAGCCTCGGTTTTTGCCTCCGTAAAATAAAATAAATCGTTTAAAAGAGCATTAAATATAATTTTTCCGTCTTCGGTTTTAAATACTCTTTTAAAAGTTTTTCTTAAAGCCTTTATCTGCTCATCGGGGCTGCTTGTTTCATACCCCGGTATTACGCACTTACTCATTATCGCCTCCTAGTCCTCCTGTAAGCTGTTCCGATAATTCTTGAATAGGCGATCCTTCTTTTACTGGCTCGTTAAGCTTATCGAAGTTATTGGTTATATTACTTTGTGCCTGCATTTGCATTTGAGCCTGCATAGCCTGCATTTGAGCTTCAGCCCTTTGCTGCCTGATTTTCTCTACCTCATCATCTTCACGGATTGCCGATTGCGGGAACCCGTTTGTATCAAGTACATTTTTAAGAAGTTTATCCGTATCGATATAATCAAGTACTTCGGGGTTCATCTGTATAATAGGCTGTGAGATGGCTAGGCTTGTCTGTACGCCTCCCGTTTGATGATACCTCTTTTGAGCCTGAGCTAAAGGCCCTACAAAGTCAACATTTAAAACGGCATCGGATCCGTTTAAAATATTGGGAGGCTCCGGAAAGCGTCCCTGCCTGTACATAATATTTAATGTACGGATAACTATTTCGGATAGAGCCTTGTTTTGATTAACTATCAGGCTTGATAAAAGAGCAGACTTTTCACCCTGTAATTCTATGACTTCTGTTGCTGTCTTTTGTGCTGTTTGGGCCTGTAACATAAGCATAAAATCGACATGGAACTTATCCCGCAATCTTGATTCTATATCCTGTATAGTTTCAAGCGTAATAGGAAAGTTAGCCCCTATGTTTATAGGTGTCATAATCATATCGGGCCTTTCATAATAGTTATATCCGGCAGGAACAACCGATTCAAAACCTCTCATAGAATCCGGTACATTCATAGGCGGCTCCGATACAAGCTGTGCTAACTTTAATCTTGCTTCTTCCACCTTGTTTAAAAGCCTCATATCAGGGATTGCCTCTCTTGCAGGGCTTCCCCCATACGCTGATGAAGTTTCTTTTTCCCAAACAAAAACGCTGTAAGGCAATTCATAATAACCCGATTCTTCTAAAATCGTGTTGTTATCCATGTCTATATAGTAGCTTGCGAATTCCATATTTTTACCGTCAAGCTTGTTTTCATCATAATCATCTCTAGGTAATACCGCATGTAAGATTTTAACTTCTTTGTTTTTACCCTTAATGTCCTTTGCATCGTTTTTTATCTGCTCGCTTACATTTTCCTCTCCAAAGCGGGCTATAATATTTTTTACCGTCATAGAAAAATACCTAAAGACGGTGTCTATATCTCCATATTCATTTTCAGCAATATAAATTTCAGGTTCCGCTATAGTCAAAAACCTGATAGAATTCTCTTTTTTCTCGTCAATAAGCATAACGCCGTGCCCGAAAGAAGCAGCATTGCTTATAAATAAAGAAACCTGACTATATAGATTGTTCCTGTTGAATTCTTCATACAAGGCTTTTTCCGATTGTTCCAGCCAGTCTTTAACTCCTGCATATTCAATCATTTCACTATTATTTAAAGATAGCTTTAGCCATGTAACATTGGGGCTTATTGTATAACCCATAAGCCCCGATACCAACTTTTTCAAATATTCGGACGGCCTGCCCGTATGCCGCTTAGGCCGTTTGATTTCTTCCTTGTTTTCGCTCCAGTCAAAAACATTAGAGCCTATATAAGTACAAACATCCTGCCATTCCGTCTCGTGCATGGAACGTTTATCTTTTAGAATGTCAAAAAGACCTTTTATATCGTCTAATAATTCTTTACTGTCCTTTTTAGTTTCCATACAAACATTCTATCAAAATAAATTTTTCTTGTTACATAACTTTAAAAAATAATTATTTTTTTTGTTTTTTCTTTAACTTGCTTTTTTGTAATATTATTTTTGATACCAGAACCCCTGTTTCCATAAGTTCCGGAGTGGTCCCTCTCAGCTTAAAATGTGTCATTACAGCAGCTTCGGCACGGCTCATTAAAAGAAGATTTTCAATACTACAGTTTTGCTTGTTTCCATCTTTGAAAGTTACAATCATTCCTTTAGGAACAGTGCCATGTTTTTTTTCATAAATACGAACATGCTTTAAACACCATACATTAGGTTCTTTTATCTTTATATAAACATAGCCGTTTGTATCTATTCGTTCAGAGCCTACGGGTCTATGATTTTTAGGAATATTCCCTTTTTTAAACCAGCCCTTTTCACACCCCGGAGAATAAAAACCTTTCCGCCCTTTATTGTAAGGAGTATGTCCTTTAGGAAAGTGTCCTGTAAGACCGCTTTTAATGTGCCTATTATGTTTACATGTTCTAATTTGAGCTTCAGTGTAATTAGTTGCAAAGACTTGGTTTACAAGCTCCGTAAGTTCTGCTGTAGATTTTCCTTTTACATTTTCTTTTATGTAAGAAATAATATGATCTGAAAAAAGTTTACTCATCACCAACTCCTATTCTGAGCATTTCAGGTACCTTGGCATTACCGGTTTTCCATTCATCGGCATACTTATAGGCTTGAAGTGAAAGATTTGCATTTTTAATAATAGCCTCTGCTACCTTTACTACAGCATCAGCCTTTTTAATTTCAAGGTCAGCATTTTTTTCCATAACTTCATCATCCATTAAACGTTCAATCTGTTCAAATAAATGGTTATTTAAATCGGTTAATTTATTTTTCATATTATATTTTCTCCTCTTGTTTTAATAATTAGTGGCTGTAAACTTTTAGTTGGCAACCACTTTTTTAATCTCTAAGATTATCAATATCCGCCTTATCCACTCCCATACTGATAAGTAGCAAGGTACAATAACCTATAATATCTGCAACATCATTGATACGCGGGTTTTCATCAGTATTTGCCATAATGCGTCCAAGTTTATCGTCAAGCCGAATCAAAATAGAATTAACGGCATCTCCTTTATAAAAAATATGTTTAGGATTTAATGCCGAATTTCCGTATAGCCTGTTTTTAGATAAAAGCAAATCTTGCATTGCTTCCATAATTTCATTTATTTTATTTCGTGTATCGGTTTCATTACTCATATTTTTACTCCTTAAGATTTTTTACACAACCTTTCTATTTCTTCATTTTCTCCGAAGGGATACCCATTAGATATAAATACATAATCATATACCAATTCGTAAATAGGAACTTCTTTAATTTCATTATTATTGATTGATTTTAATAAAGCATTTCCATCAAGACTATTTCCGATCATTAGGTATTGTTCTTCATCATTTTTTGATTTTATTGCATTTCCAAACCTAAAAATATATTCTTTCAACTTTTCCAAGGTTGAAAAAGAGTTAAATTGGGGCGGCTCAAGAAGATATATAAGAGCATAAGCACCATCGCTTATATCCTCTCTATCAATATCAAAGTTTATCTGAAATCTCCAAGGAACACTTTCATCATAAATCTCTGTCACTATACCTATATCCTGTTGCCTGTCATGTTCAACAGAATATTTTAAGTCCTCTAAATTCCAGCTATAAAAACATTTACTCCCAACTTTCAACTCATCGGCGTTTACCGCCGTGTAAACTCTTGACTTATCAAATTCCATTTTTCATCTTCTCCTATTAAAAAAATATTTACCCATACGGATCAAAGCTTGCGCCCCGTGTCCGCTTGTTTCTAAAATTCCATTGTCCATTCTGTTTTTCTAAGGCCCTGCCCGGGTGCCTTGCGTATTCGCTCATAATCGCATAACGTGTTTCATCATAAATATGATCCTCCAATGTAGTGTCTATATCTTCCGGCCTCGTAGTGCTTGGAAGTAATAGCGGTATAGTCCTTATAAAATCAAAGCAGGTATCAAAGACTAAAAGCATAGGCTTCCCGTCTTCTCCCTTACTTTTTAATAATTGATGTAACTGCATCTTGCCGTTAATCCTATCGTTATCTGCCTTAATAAGTTTCCAGCCTTCAGCTTCAAACTTATCTGCTATTGTAGGCCCGTCATCTGTTTTACCCCAAACTGCGGGATCAGCAACCATAGTATTTACACCCTCAGCAATGGATAAGGCGTAAGCTTCTTTTGCAATACTGCTTGCACTTCGCCTTACTCCCTTATTGGCTTCTCCTTTTTCGCAGCCGTAAAGTTCACGGTATCTAATCATGCGGCCGTCTCTTGAAACTGCCCACCAGCCTATACTGAAAGGCTTTGAATATCCCCAGTCCATGGAACAAAACTTAAACCACACACCCGGATCAAGAGCTATAGGTTTAATCACATGGCTTTCTCGGCTAAACTCCTCAAAAGCACTACCGGCTATAATATCCCAGTTACCTTTTCTTAAAGCCTCATAAAGATATTTTGGCAAAAGCCTTAACCGCTTTTCATAACCTTTATCGTTCTTTATTAAATAATCGTTATCGTCCAAACGGCTCGGAATAAAACACCTTGTATTCCCGTCCTCATCCGTATAAATTGTATTCGGGTTTTGATTATCTATAAATCTTTTCTTTAACCAGCCGTGCCCTACGCCTCCGGGATTTCCAGTTCCTCTCATATAACAAGGAATGCCCCTAGCACTTCGGCATCGGCTCATCATATACCTCCAGCAGTAATCACTGGAATAATTGCCTAACTCATCAAAGCCTATCCATGTATATTGGTGTCCCTGATAATTGCTTACATCATCATCTCTTTCCAAATACCTCAATCTTAAAAATGAACCTGTAGGAAAATTAAAAACATTATCGGTTTTATTATAAACAGCTCCCATCGGAATATAGAGCTCTTTAGCCCTTACTATAATATCTTCCAATTCTTTATAGGTCCTACGGAATAAAATTCCTCTCCAGTTTTCCCTATGCTTATTGCAACCGGCTAAAAAATCCATAAGTAAAAAGTCCGTTTTACCGCCTCCTGCAGCTCCTCCATAAAAAAGCTCAAAGGCAGGGCATTGTAAGGCTAGTGATTGTCTTTTAGTCGGTTTCCAAATAATCATATAATTCCCTTTTTAACTCGTTTTAGTTTCTGTCTGCCATTCGGCAATAGAGGTTTTATCGCTTATCATAGCGACCGGCATCATAGCTTCCATATTTATTTCAGGCTTAATAAGGCTTAAGTACTTCATTAAAACAGTCAAAGCCTTATGCCTATTTGCAAGTTTTACAACAGTGCAAGGTGCTCCGTCTTTTGTATAAAAGGTTTGAATCTGCTCTACGCAAATAGCGAGCGGGCCTAGTTCTTTTAAAGGTTTTAATAATTCTCCTGTGTTCGTGATAATGTCTGCGGGGTTATAAAAGGCTAAATGCTCATAAGTTTTTAAAATTTTATAGGCAGTCAGTTCATCATCCAGCTCCCTAGTCAATTTTAATAAACTTCTTGCACTCTTTTTTACCTTAGCAATTCTTAGCAATTTTGAAGCTCCCGTTGCGGCCGCTTCATCGCTCTTACATTTTGGATAAGCCTTTCTATATGCGAGTGTTCCGTTTAAAAAACACCACTCATCAGTACAATAATAAAGAACAAAAAGCCTTTGTTGCTCGTTTAATTCTTCCGCCCAATCTTCAACTTTAGGCTTAATTTTAGCTTTACTCTCATCCTTTGCCTTTGCTATCTTTGCCATTGTTTAACCTTTTCTTTTTTTTATCTCGCAGGCAAACATTTTTTTTAATAAGTCCTTTCCGTTCGGATCAAGGCCGTATTCCTTTGCTGCCTCTGCAAGGTTTTTTTGAATATCTTCTTTGTTCTCCTCTTTTTTGCTTAAAACCATTGAAGGCTTTAATCTTTTGGCCGCTTCTTTTGCTTTTTTTAAGTGCAAATTAAAGCGGTAAACATCAGGCGGGCTAAAACCTCTTGAATAATGCTCTATAAGCTCATTATACAAAGCGGCCCGCTCCCAATCATTTAACTTTTTAATAAAGCTAAATACGACTATCCTAATATTTTCCTCGTATTCCCCGTAATATTTTTCAATCTCGATAAAAAATTCTACAAGGCCGAGGCTTTCAAAAAAAATCATAGTTCGTTGTCCATAACTTTTTTAAGTTCGGCAGCCCAGTGCATACCTCCCTGATCTTTCGGGTGTAAGATTTTAGACACCGAATAAAAAACCTTAGAATAATTACCCGGTTTTAAAAGCATAATAGGCGTACAAGGCATATTTTCAAAATAACCGCCCTTGTTTAAAAGCCGGTTAAAAGAATTAGTAAACTGGCAGGCTATAATTTCAGCCGTATTTTTTTCATCCTCCAGCTTTACAATCATTTTTGCCAATTCAGCACAGGCTAAAAGCTCTGCTTCCTCATCTACAAAGCCCATCGGGTTTTTATCGTTAAAAAATTTCCAAAGAATTTTAAAACACGCACGCCTCCGCTCTGCCTCTCTTTTTGTCTTTTTTGTATCTTCCGCAACTGCAGCCGGTTCCGGTGCGGGCTCTCTTTCTCGTTCGGGCGGCTCCTCTGTTTCTTTTTCCTCTGCCTCCCTCTCTTTCAGTATTTCTCCTGTCGGGGCTCGGGCCGGACTTCCGGCTCTATCTGTGTGTGTCTTGTCTTTTCTCTTTCTCCCTTTTCTCTTTTTCTGTTCTGTGTCCTCTATGCCTATCTCTCCTCTGTCTGTTTCTCTCTCTGTCTCTCTATCTCTCATCTCTCTTTCTTCTGTTTCTATCTCTTCTCCCTCTGTCTGTCTCTCTCTATCTCTTCTGTCTGTCTCTTCTGTCTTAAGAGGTGTCGGGTAACGCTGCGTTACCGAGCAGTTTTCGGCTGTTACCTCGTTTTTTTCGCCGGTAACGCCCGTTACATCAGGGTAACGCTCGGTAACGCTTTTGGGCGTTTCGGCGGCCGCCGATTCAGGCGGCTCAACAATCTTGATCGGGGCTTCCGTTTCATCTTCTTTTTCTAAGCGTAAAAAGAGGGCTAAAATCTCATCATCGCTTAATTCGCCCGCCTCATCATAGACAGCGTCCATATCATCGGAAACATCGGGCTTAGGGGTATCGATTGGGTTTTCTGCAGGCGGTGCCTGTCTGCCTTTTGAGCCTAAAAAACTTCGTTTTTCAGGCTGTTTTTTTTCGGCTATACGGGATCTATAGGCCGCCTGTTTTTCTGCAGCAGTCATCCGCCCCGGATAAGGATCAAGCCATCCTGCTATCCTATAAGCCGGTACACCGCTAATAGTAATTTCTTCTATTATGTGTCTATCCAAAAACCTATAAAGCAAATCTACAAGATCATCTTCGCTCATTATGCAGGTATAAGAGAATACGGCTAAATCGCTTAAATCTACTACGCCGTCATCATCGGCATTACAATACAAAGCAACAAACAATGTAAAAACTTGGTGTTGTCTTTCTTTCGGTAATTTCTTGGCGATAAAAAGAAGTGCCGGGTTTGTGATTGTATCTCTTGGGAATTTTCTCCATGTTAAAGTTTTGCCGTCTGCCATTTATAAATCCTCGTCTTTAAGTAATGCGTATTTTCCGTAACTCTTTTCGTAAATAGGATAGGTGAGTGATAGAGTTGTAAGAATTCCTTGTACCGAGCTTTTACCGGCTCCGGTAAAAGCTCTAATATCTTTTGAAGTAAAAAAATCCTTGTCCTTGATATATTCATAAATTGCTTCGTAATCGTAAACGGTTCGCCCATCCGGCCGGCTGCCTTTAAATGTAACATACTTTTTCTCCGTCTTCGTTTTTTTCGCTCCGAAAAGAATCATCGGTAATATCTTCATCCTCTGTTTCTTCCAATTCATATTCCGATTCATCGTCTGATTTTTCCTCCGGGGCTTTTTTTAAATCTTCGATTATAAGATTTTTTAATTCTTCATTAAATATTTTTTTTGCTTCTTTAACATCGAGGCCTAAAAGTTTTATAACTGTATCGAGTCCATCATAGAGGTTAGAATCAATAATCCTGAGAATAAATGCGTAAAAGAATAAATTTAAAAAATCTATATGTTTAAAATTAAATCTCTTTGTGTCTTTTAAATTAGTAAGATTAGCACCCGTCATAATCTTAAAAGCATCACAAATAAAATCTTTATTAGAGCTCCTAAAAATACAATCAAAAAAATTATCCGATAAATAAAAAGTAGGGTTGGGTTTTAAAAACTCTTTTTTTAACAGGGCGGAAATAGCGGCGGTTTGTGCTTGTCTTTCCATGCTGTAGTTGAATAAGTTTTGTTTGTCCGCCGTTATTCTTGCTTCTTCTTTGTATTTATCAGGAAGAGACTCAATGATAAGTTTTTCATCTTCGGTTATTTCTCTTTTAGCTTTAAAATACTTGCTATAATCTTCATCTTTCATAACAAATTTTATTTTATCATTGATAACATCATACCAAGGAATAATACACTTTCTTACTTCATCAAATAAGGTACAAACATCTACCCTCTGATCAAGCTGTGTATAGTCCATAAAACTGCAAAGGTCTATTTTAAAATCAAAAAATTTTTGTAAAGGCATTAAAAATTCTTCTTTTATTCCGTTTACAAATAGAAAATCAAGATTACTGTAATTGCTTACGCCCTTTTTTATCTTTCCCTTATAATACTTAACTATTTCCTTTTCATAACACTCATGATCAAGGCAATAGTCTTCCTGATTATTAAGTTCGGGAAAAAGATTGTTATCGGTATACCTAGTTCTTTTTGTGCAGTTCTTGCAAAGAGTGCAAGGAAAATCAAGCCTGTTTTTAGCATATCTGCGGATAGCGTAATCGGCATTACCGTCGAACCATGTATCTTTTGAAATTGCGTTGTAAATATTTTCTTGCACTTCAGTAGGCAAACATGCAATTCTTGCAGCTTGTGATATGTTTATGCTTCCTTTTTTAAAAAACTCTTTCATGTTGTCGGTAAGCTCTGTAAGCTTAATACGTTGATAGATGTGGGGGGGTGAGCGGTCAAAGGTTTTGGATAATTCGTCAATCGTTTTTCCCTCTTTAAGAAGTTTTTTAAAATTAGCTCCCTCGTCTACCGGGTGCATATCCAAGCGGTTAACGTTTTCGGCCAAAGCAATTTCCTCATCAGGAATAAGCTCATCTTCGGCATAGACTACGGCTTCAATCTCTTTTAAGCCTAAGGTTTTTACCGCCTCAAGCCTTCTTCTTCCGGCAATAATCGTATAAGGGAATTCGTTATCCCCCGATTCATACCTTACGGTAATAGGGTTGATAAGCCCTATTTCTTTAATTGAAGCGGCTAGGGTATCAATGTTTCCATAGCCTCCCATCTTCCTGTCAAGGTTCGGTAAAACTTGCGAAACTAAAATAGTTTTTCTTTCTGCCATTTTTTTTCTCTCCTCTTAATGGTCTTTTAAATATTCGATGCCGGTTACTTCCCCGTCAAAAAGCTTTTTTATTCTATGTACCCTTTTGGGGAACTTAGGCCTTGGATCTGCAAAGCAGCATAAAAAAACTTCTCTATCGGAATAGTGCACTCCGTCCTCGGTGTCTATTTCGTATTTGCCGTCAGTCTCGGTAATCGTAATTCTTTGACTTAAAAGCTCCGATTCAACCGTATAAATTGTTTTCATTTTTAAAGTCTATAAGAATCTACGGGCTTACCTACTACCATTTTTTTTAAACCTGCTCGCTCCATCTCTTTATCCAAAAGATAAAGCATAAAGGCGGCGGGTTTTCTGCCTCCCGAATTCAAAAATTCAAGGGCCTTTTGTTTTTCTTCAGAACTTGGAAAGGTTAGGGTTAAACCTAAAACCGTTTTTCTTTTTTCGTTCCATTGTGAAGAAACATCAGCGGATTTTGTTTTCACTATCTCTCACCTCCTTAAAAGTTTTTGTTTAATTCAAGGCTTAAATCTTCTTTTAAAAGATTTCGGGCCTCGTTAAGATTCTTATTGATTAAATTGTAAAGATTTTGAATATTGATAGGATTGTTTGATTCATAAGAAGTTTTTAATTCGATAATATTACTGTTTAAATTATCAAGTACCTCGTTCATTGTTGCATAAAAGTTTGCTCCCGTTTTCATCCTTTACCCCCTTATTGGAATTTCCATATATTCCGGCACTTCTACCTTTCGGCCGTCTATTCTTATAAATACAGGCTTAGCCTTTTCGATAAGCATGGCTTGGCCGTTCTTTTGCGGTATTTGGAGCTGCTTATAAGCCGTCTTTTTAGCCCCGGATAAACTCCGCCTGTAAAGTTTTTCTGTCTGTTTTCCGTTATGCAAAATAAAAATGTGGTATTTATAGGATAATTCGGGGGTGTTAAAAATCACTGCCTCGGTTATGTCGCCATACGTATGAATGTTTTTATAGTCCACCTGCTTGCGGTAATAGTTAATCTGCCTTTTCATTTTACCCTCCTTAATTCTTTGGTAAAAATCTTTTAATTTCTCTGTTTATATGCTGTTGACTTCTGCACTCAACTGTGGGTTCAGGACCTCTATAATTAGCATCTAAGTCGTCCGAATATTTTTGAAATTTTTTACTGTCGGCATCAGACAGCATATAATTACCTATTATTTTTTTGATGTGGCTGTCGGGACCTTTTAGCCGTAGAAAGCTTGAATAGTTGTTGCTTGGATTTATGACATAAGACATTACAAATTCATTCCATACTATAATTCCCATACGATCATCATTACCAAATATCACTAAATCAAATTCATATAGATATTCGCCGTTTATTTTTACACCGGTGTTACGGCATACTGTATAAGGTCTTATGGGATATGTATTGATAGGATATTCTAATCTTTCTGCAAAACCTTCGTTTCCGACATCAAGAAAATCAACTCCTGCAACTTCATAGTAAAAACCGCAAAGAATATGTTCTTCTTTTGGATCTTCACAATGTTCTAAAGCTTTAACTTTGTATAAATCTATATCAAATTTCATTTTGCCCTCCTTTTGCTTCTGCCGGCTCCCATTTCCAATAAGATTTTGTCCGCTGCAGCGTTCATCTCTTCGGAGGTCATTTGACGGCCTCCTAAAAGCCATTGTTCGATCTCTTCTTTTACAAAAAAAAGCCGTCCGCCGTTGGGTTTGTATACCGGAATCATTTTTTTATGTACAAGGTTGTAGATGTACGATTGGGTATAACCCGTAAGCTCCATAACTTGCTTCATGTTCATAATCATAGTTCTTCTCCTCTAATACTTTAATTAAAGTACTTTAATTATATTATACGCAATATTAAAGTATTGTCAATACTTTTTTTACAATTTTTATATTTTTTATGCTAAAATAACCGATAAATAGACTATGGAGCAGACATTTAAAGAAAGGTTAAGGTCTTTATTGGATAATAAAGGGCTTTATGTAAAAGAATTAGCCGCAAAAACTAATATGAGTAAACGCTCTATTGATAATTATTTGGGCGGTCAAACTTCGATGCCTCCTGCTGATGTAGCGGTTAGAATAGCTAAAGCTCTTGATACAACTGTAGAATATCTTGTTACCGGTATAAAGTCTCCATCAGGAATAGTCATTGCTCCTGAAGATATTGAGTTAATCAAAAGAATTCATCTTTTAGATGATATAGATAAAAAAGTAGTAGAGGATTTAATCCAAAGTTTTATCGATAGAAAGCGATCAGAAGTTTCCGCGATGGAAACGTCCCGTATTGGTTGAGGTGAGAGGTTTATGAAAAAAATATTTTTTTGTTTAATGCTGTGTATGACAGGTCTTCTAGGTTTTGCTGATGAGAAATTTGAAGAAGTAAAAAGAGCCGCAGAACAGGGAGACGCGTTCGCTCAGTTTAGACTTGCTGCTATGTATGATAAAGGGGATGGCGCTATTGTCGATAAAAAACAAGCTGTTTATTGGTATACAAAATCTGCTGAAAAAGGATATGACATAGCTCAGATTTTTCTTGCTTTTATGTATCATAGAGGTGACGGGATCCCTATTGACAAAAAACAGGCTTTTTATTGGTATAGCAAAGCTGCCGAACAAGGAAATGCACTTGCTCAATTAGTTCTTGGTGGTATGTATGAAAGTGGTGACGGTATTAAAGCAGATGAAAAAGAAGCCTTTCATTGGTATTTAAAGTCAGCTAAACAGGGAAGTACTGATGCTCAATATTCTTTAGCAAAAATGTATTTTTCTGGACGAGGTTGCTTGATAGATAAAGAGCAAGCTTTTTACTGGTTTAAGGAATCCGCTAATCAAGGAAATAAAGATGCTCAATTTTTTCTTGCCTGTATGTATCAAAATGGAGAAGGCTCTGAATCTGAGCCAAAACTAGCTTTAGAATGGTTTACAAAATCTGCTGAGCAGGGACATGATAAAGCTCAAGTTTATCTTGCAACGGCATATTTTTATGGAGAAGAGTTAGGAGATGGGTTAAAAAAAGATTATAAACAGGCTTTTTATTGGTTCGAAAAAGCAGCCGAACAAAATAATGAAATAGCACAAAATTTTTTAGGAGTAATGTATGATAATGGTGAGGGTACATTAGTTGATAAAAAAAAGGCCTTTTACTGGTTTAAAAAATCTGCCGAACAAGGTTATGCTTATGCCCAGTTTAATCTTGGTCATATGTATTTTAAAGGTGAAGGAACTTTGATTGACAAAAAAGAAGCTGCATACTGGATAAAGCAAGCCTATGAGAATGGTTATGAGCCGGCAAAAGAATTTTGGGAAAAATATGAACTTTGGAAATATCAGGATTAAAAAGCTTAATTATAATAAAAAAATAATTTGAGGTATAAAATGCGTTATTTTTTAGTTGTATTATTATGTATAGTGCTATATTTTGTGATTTTTGGAGGCTTAGGCGTAATCCTTGATATGCCTTTATATAACTTGGGTGCTATGTTTTATTTACTCAATATAGGTTATATCGGACTGTGTGTATTCCTATGGAAAAAAATCACAAAGAAAAATGATAAATAAATTTTACTAATCCCCCACAATCCCGTAATCAGGTAGCAAATCTATAGCCTCTTTTTTCTTTCTGTCCGTAACTTGTGTATATTGTGCCGTGGTGCTTATCTTGGTATGACCTAAAAGTTTTTGAACCGTATATAAGTCCGCCCCGGACTCCAAAAGCAGGGTAGCGTGGGTATGTCTTGCCAAGTGCCAGCCTATCTTCTGTCTGACTCCGGCCCGCTTGCCCCATTCTATTAAGTACTGATTCATATTAGTACCTGTAGTTGCTACATGAGGAAAAATAAAATCTTCATCTGTCCTGTTCGGGTTTTCCTCTGCAAGAAGGTGTAAAAAGGCTATAGCCTCATCTTTAATAGGCAAATATACGGCCCTCTTTGTTTTCTGTTGAATCTTTGTAAGTGTCTTTTTCTCAAAAGATACGCCGCCCCATTTTAAGCTTTTTAAGTCGCTTATTCGTAGGCCCGTGCAGCAGGCAAACAAAAAAGCCTTTTTTACATCCGCCCCTAAAATCCCGCCTATAGGTTCTGCAGCCAATTTTCTAATATCTTCCGGCATTAAGAATTCTTTAATGCTTTCAGGGCAATGAATGTGTTTAACTCCTATTGTAGGATCTTTAACCAGCACTCCGTCTCTTACAGCCTTTTTAAAAAGAGTACGTAAAGAGCAGGCATAATTTTCGCAAGTATAAGGCGATAGCTCCGTTTCTCTTTGTAGTGTCTGCTGGAAGTTTTCAAACCATGTCGGCGTTAAAGCATCCATTTTTAAGGTTGGCGATATTTTTTCAATCCAGAGAACAACCTTATGAAGCGGGTGCTTTTTATTTTTTTCTGCAGCCGCATTCTTTACATATTCAAGGACTGTTATTTTGGTAAGAGCAGGATCGGATAAGCCGTTACTTACGGCAATCAATGAAACTTCCCTTTTGCTCCTCAAAACTTCTGCCATATCCATAACTACCTTATTTTGAGCCTTATCGGTAGTAACCGTCAATCCTGTGCTTTCCCTCCAACGTTTACCGCCTAAATATATACTAAGATATATTTTATTGCGGTTAATCCATAGTTTTACACTCAT